TGTTTTCCATAAAGTGAAATAGCAACTGTTCCTGTAGTATTTACACGATTTAATTTCAAATAAATATAAGGAGCTTGCTTATCAGGAACTACACGCTTAACCGTATAAAACCAAATACTATCACCACCTGTTCCAATAACATCGGTTGATGTACCAGGAAATGGTAAATAAGATTGATCAGCACTTAAAGAATAATCCTGTGGACTTTTTTCTTGCGCTTGTGATTGATAAAAAGTAGACACTATTAGTGTTAATAAACAAATAAATTTTTTCATCGTAATATTTTTTAAAAATTATTAAATAAGTAAAACTCCGAACTTCGGAGTTTTACTTTTATTTTATTATTCTGCAACTATCTCTGACCAATCTGCTGCTACTTTCAACGTGTAAACCATATCTACAGTAATCAATCTTGCTACAGGAGCAGATGTCATGTGCATAATACGATTTAAGTTGTTCATATCAACATTATCCCAAACATAGTAATCCGTTGCTGCTTTAGCAAGTTCAATACCACTTACAGATGTTGCACCTGATGATTTTACAATTGAATCAACTGCTCCGTAAGCTAACTCAAATTGAGCACCTTCTACAGGAGTAATGATAATTTTATATTCATCAGTTAAACGAGTGCGAACACCTGAATCGTTTGTATATGTTCCATCGTAAGTCCAAACATTTAAAATGAATGCACCTGCAACAATTTGACCATGAAATGAAGCACCAGCACGTCCAACAGGATTACCAATACTTGCTAAAGTTACATTTCTCCAATCAGCTATTTTTTTGAAATAGTTAGTTTCTTGAAGTGCAACAAATGCTTGACCTGACATTGTAATATTCATTACACCTGAATTGTTAGCACCTTGCTCACGAATAAATTCGCAACCTTTTATAAGCTGTTTATCAACTTTACAATTTGGATCAGTCCAATAACCAAATTCACCAGAAGTAGCACCATCAACTAATGATTCTGATCTACGTTTGTAGTTAATTGATTCTGCACTTTTTAAAACAACAATACCTGTTTCAAGGGCTTGAGAACATTGAAGTTCTTCTGCACGAACGATTTTATTGTTTAATTTTACTAACTCAACAGCAGCTTCTTTTGCAAAAGCTGTGCGAGATGCTGAATTTGCATTTGTAGCATCTTGACCAAATACTCTTTCGTATGAACGCAAAGTGTTCATATTAAATTTCTCATGGTAAAATGGTGGAATAATTGTTTTAGCAGTCCACACGCTATTTTGGTTCATGTTACCATTTGTACCACGAACAACATCAACAGCAGCATAATCGTTATCTCTCATTATTTCAAGAGGAATAGCTGTTGTATCATATAGTTCTTTTTTGAAAAAACCCTTCATGTGGGTTGTTGGCATTCTAAGTTCAACGAATGTTTTTATCGCTGCTTTTAACGCTAGTCCTTGTGAATCTTGTACTGTAAGCATTTCTATTTCCTCCTAATTATTGGTTATCTACTGCGGCTAATTGAGTGCAAGTTTCAAGAACGAATCCTCTACCTGTCAATAAGTCTTTTAATTGTTGAGCATCAACTAACGATTCAATAGTTGTTCCAGCAGCAAATGATAATTTTGACTTATCAATTGAACCTTTTGTAACTAACGTTAGTGTAACTGTTGTTGCTGCACCTACAGAAACAGAACCAGCGATTCCATTATATAATGCACCTACAGGATATTTACTTCCATCAGAAACACCATGAGCTAAAATAGCTAATTTACCTGTTGCACCGATTCTACCAAAAACTGTTCCTTCGGTAATAACAATTGCATCAGTTGATGTATATTCACCTTGTTCAAACTCATTGTTTCCAATAGCGAATTTCGATGTATCATAATTAACAACCTGGTTGTTAGAATTATTTGTAACTTGTGTAATTGTACTCATCTTATTTAAGATTTAATGAAGCATTCAACTTTGTTTCTTCTTCTTCAAGCTCTTTCTCATAAGCAGTTTTAGTTGCTAATTCAGTTGCAGCATCAACTGCACCAGGAGAATTTTGAGCAATAGCATCAAGATTAGATTTGTTAGCAACAGCTAAAACAAATTCGCCCATTTCTTTAGCAGTAATGTCTTTACCTGATTCGATTCCAGCTTTAACTTTAACCATATCTACATCAGCGTAAACCATCCAAGCATCTACACGTGCTTTTTCTGCATTAAGCGCTGCACTTATAGCAGCATCAATTTCAGGTTTTTCCATTTTTATATTTGTATTAATTAAATTTTCTTTTGGTATTGTTGTAATTGTTGCTTCAACTATAGGTTCTCTATAATTGTCAAATGAAGCAAAAACTTCTTTTGGTAAAGAAGCAGCTAATTCAGGTGTTAATTTTAAAACATTTTCTTGTTTTACTAATCCTATTGAAACCATATCCTCAGCAGATAACCAAATTTCATGTCTAATATCACCATTAGGACCAGGATTAAAGAAATCATCCAATGTCATTTTTGCGCGCTCCTCAAAAGCAGCAATATTTAACTTTGAACGCATCATTTTTTTGAAAGTTTCGTTTGTGTCAGATAGCATTTTTCTATCTTCCTCATTACGAATATACATATTCGCTCTATGAACTAAAGCCTTAGAAGTTTCTAAAGCAGTAACACTATCCATATATAATGCAGAAAAGAAAACCATTGAAGAAGCATTTCCTTCAATAGCTTGTATATTTTTACCTTTACGCTTATTCATATCAGAAAGCCATCCTTGAGCAGCAAAAACATCACCACCGCCTGAATTTGTTCTATATGTAATATCAGAATCATCAGGAAACTCTCTCATCTTTTCAATTAAAGATGAAACGGTCCAATCATAAACTCCGCTATATAGTAATATTTCATTCATTTCACAAATGTATAAACAAATATTTGATAAAACAAAATAATTTTTAATTATTTTTCATTAAAATCAATAATTTCTTGCAATTTTGCTAAAATCTCAGTTTGAAGTGCTGTATTATCAGCATTTTTACTATCTGTATTATTAGCATTTTTCTTAATTGTTTTACCTGCATTTCCAGCAGTTTTCTCCACATTTCCAACCGATTTCTCCACAACCTCTTTAAAACTACTTGACTCAACTTCTTTTTTAGCAACCTTTTGTATTTCGTTAAAATCACCACTATTTTGATTCTCGCATGATTGCTCACCTGTTTTAAGAGGAATCATATCATAAGATTTTCCTAATAGTATTCTTTCAGCATTCGCTTCTTTTACAGGATCAATATGCGGAACTGATTGGCCTATAAATCTACAACTTGTATAAGCAGATGTGAGCATCCAATTCTGTTCTCTTAATGCATCCCTATATCCATCTGCTTGAATATTTCCTTTATACATATTAATAAGGAAGAAAAATTCAAATGTTGGTTTATAGAAATTTTGTGTAAGAGTTATTTCTCTTTCAACTTTAATTTTATATTCCCAACCTTTTATTGCTGCTCTACTTCCTGAATAACTTCCTCCGTATTTACTTAAAGCAACCTCAGATGGTATTCCTATTGTAGCAAAAATTAATTCTGCATTTGGAGTATAAAAATTCTCAAAATTTGGATCGGTATGAGTAATGTTTGATTTAAACTCAGCACCAATAGGCATATTATATGTTTGCTTTTGAGTTGTAACAGCAATTTTAGTTGCAATAGCATTAGCACTTGTTTGTGTTTCATTTCTATTTTGAGCAGGAACACCAATTCCTTCTGTCATTTGATTTAATAAAGGATTTTCACCATCAGAATACTGATTGTGAACAATTGTGTATGGAACTTTAGAATTTTCCTCTGCTGAACCAACTGATGCCTCAACGAATCTATCTAATTTCGCATCACGTTCCATTATTGCAGTTAGCAACGACATTCCGCGTGTATCTGAAATTTTGTGTCTTAATCCATACATTAACCATGCTTGTCTTGCTCCTGTTTGTCCTGATGGATTAGCAAGAATTCTTTTAAACGTACCATCATTTTGAAAAACGTGATATGCTATATGTGCGCCTGTTTTACTCAACTCAACACCATCAACTATTTTCACTCCTGATGTTTCTAAATAATCATAAGGAGTTTGAACAAAAAGTCCATCTATTATATCTACAGTTGGTTGATAACCTTCGTATCGCAATATCACCAAAACATCACCTGCTAATATTGCATTTTTTAATGCTTCTGATGCAAGTTGATGAATATTCATTTCTTTAGAATATGAACTTCTTTTGTCGGAAGCATACAATCTAAAACTTGCTTCAATTTTTGTGGACCAAGAATCTTCCAAATTAATTCCAAAAGATTTTAGTATTTCTGTGTTCGGTTCTGATTGAAATTTTAATCCACTACCAACAATCCATAAACAATATTGTTTAATTGCTGTTTGAACTAAACTAGACTTAATATAAGATTCCCAAGCTCTCATTCTAAGAGATTGGTAATTTAAAGCAAAATCGTAAGGTGTTCCTAATTCGTTTGGTGTTTTTTCTCCATCAAAATAAAGTGTTCTACCACCAGCGTAATTAATCATCATTGCATTAACTTTGGAAACCTCATTAAGATTTTCCTGCAATACTTTTTGATTTGATTCAAGAGATGATATTGTTTCAATAAGAACTCTTTTTTTTCTAGTACCAAATATATCCATGATTACCTTCTCATTCCATTAATATCACGTAGCAACATTCCTCTACCATTTGCACGATTGAAATATTTTGTTTTAAGGGCCTCTAATGATGCAAGTCCTATTTGTATATCTTTAATGCTTCTATATGCAGTTGTAATTTTTGATTGACCATCATCTAAAATATCGTATTC